TTTGCTTTGGCTTCTGCATCTGCTTTGGCCTTTGCATCTGCTTTCTTGCGCTCTTCCTCATCCATATCTCGACGAGCGCGCTGAGCATCCTTCTTGGCTTGCTTGTCAGCACGCCGTTTGGCATCGTCCGCAAATGCAGCCATCACCGCATCCATTTTTGCGTTCATCGCGTCTGATTTCTTCTTGTCTTCTTCATCCCAATCAGCTTTAGCTTTTGCCACAGCATCAGCAATAGCTTTATCTGAATCTGCTTTGGCCTTTGCCTCATCAGCCTTGCGAGCGGCTTCAAGCGCCGCAGCTTTGTCGTCGTCTGCCATAACCAAATCTCCTGCGGTCACTGTTGAAACGCCCGAAGGCGGTTTACCCTTATCCCAAACACCCACAAAGCAAATTGCTATGTGATCTAGTAGCTTTGGTTTTCCTTCTATCAGTAATTTATTTCCATCTTTCAAATTTATTTTCTTATCTTCTCCAGTAAGAACTACACATGGAGAAGTAGATAATTGATTTTCATCCATTAACTTAGCAGCATGTTTATCCCATATTTTGACAATTGCCCAAACTTCTTCATTTTTAATATAAGGAATAAATACAGAACCAACATTACGATCCATATACTCTTTAGTATTAAGTATTGAGCTTCCGGGATGCTCAAATATAACAGGTAAACCATTACAACGTTCAAGAAATTCTTGATTAAGATAAATGGATTTGTCGCGCCACACATGCTCCTTGATACCAGAACGATACGATAAACCAGTGCCTGTTATTCTGATATCAAACAAAGCAAGATTAGCGTAATATTGTGGTGAGGTTAACTCACCTTCCTGCATTAATTTAGCAATACCTAATTCATCAGAAAAATATTTCTTTAATGTTACGACCAGGCCAGGGTGTAATGGTTCTGGTGGATCATCCAGCTTTGCCCACTTAAAGGATAAGTGTTCTTCATCTAATCTAGGAGGCGTAAATTCTTCATCTACTTCTTGAACATATGTAGTATAATCTACAGTTTTTGTTGGATTTTGATCATCTCCTTCTTGAGTATTTACTCTACGAGAGATTTCAAATAATTCTCCAGAAGGCCTGAATCCAATTTCTTCAGTACATTCTCTAATTGCGGCTTCCGGTAATGTTTCTCCATTTTCCCGTTTTCCACCTGGTAGATCGTAAAATCCAGGAAAATTTCCGTATTCGCTACGTTTAAGAAATAGTGACCTCTTGTCAGGGGTGATAAATAAGATCCCGGCTGCATGAATCGTCTCCATTACAGCGGATCGCGTTTACTCAAATTTCCAGGATCCATCTGCGTATCGCCTTTTTCTTCAGGCTCCTTTCCTTCTCCAACAGTAAAAGTTCCACCAGCATTACGCGGATGGTGCGCCTCCTCAAACGCATCAGATTTACGGCGACCAGCTAAAAATGCATCCATCATCGCATCTAGCTTTTTCATCTTCTCAGGATCGCATGGCATTGTGGCGCTCCATTATAACAATCCACTCATCCTAAGCAAATAGACAATGAGAATTATGACAAGTATGGTAACAACGATATTCCCTGGATTTCCAAATCCATAACCGTAAGGAACTTGACGAATGTAGGTTCCTCCGCCAAAACCTCCAAGCAGAATCAAAATAAGAAGAACAACGATGATTAAGTAAAGTGGACTCATTGCACCGGCTCACTTATCTTTTCCGCATAATGACGGCGCTTTCTTGCTTCAACTTCACTAATATAATCTATAACAGCTTCCTCTAATGAATCAGATTTAGAAACACTAACCCCAGAACCACCACCCATCATGCCAGCTTTACCGCCAAAACTCTTCTTACCATCACCAGAACCATTAGGCTTTTTAATTCCCAATTCCATATTCTTCTTTTCTTCTTCTTTTTCTTCCTCAGCATATTTGGACATTTTTTCAGCATCTATAAGCAATGGATGCGGGAATAGCACCTTCATATCATTTGTATTATCTGCTGCCCATTCAATCAGTTTCGTCTTGTTATCTGGATCGCACATTTCTCCAAACATCTGTACCATAGAAATAATGGCTCTAAGTTTTACATTTGCGACTTTGATTTTCTCACTATCTGGCTCTGTCAACAGGCTAGGCCATGTACAAATAAAATGATTTTGCCATTCCGTATATGCTTGATTAAATGTCTTTTTTCCATATTCCTCAGGGAAATCATCTTGAACTGTCTTATAAAACTCTGTATTCCAAGCTCTAAATTGCACAACGCGATTGAAGAAATTATACAAAGGCTGCATAGATTCACGTAGCTTATCTATGAAGCGCGCTATAGCTTTCGCATCCTCTTCACCCTCAGCAAAGGCGACCGCCAATGTTTCGCTATTCACCAATTTTGCTGGCATACCTGCTGCTGCTGCTATATTTTCAAGTATGTTTTTTCTTGCTGATCGTGCTGACGTATCTATGTTTTGCAAATTCATGGATTCGATATTTTCGTCTATTCCGATATTCATTACGTTCCCGACAACAGCCTCCTTCAGAAGGGAACGCTTAATACCAGCTATATTCTGCATTACATTGTTGATGATAGAACCAGGCGATTTCAGTTTTGCTATAATGACTCCTGCTTTCTTTGTTACCAAGTCATCAGTAATCATCGACTGTAGGAATGATTTAAGTGGAAAAAGCGCGCGCTGATATACAGAGCGGCCAACATAACCCCAAGCTGAAGTAGTATAATCCAGATATATGGGGTCTTCATTCTGATAAATTACTGATCTACTAAAGTGATAAACCTGCCCTTGCACACGTATTGTGATAGGTTTTAAGAACGCAGGGTCATTAGGATTTTGGTTAAGAACTAAAGAACCAGCTGTATTTAAAGGATCAAATACGTTAAACGTCATCTTCTTATGTGCTAAAGTGGCAAAATCCAACGGTTTTGAAGGATCTTCTCCTGGAATCATTAATGCAACAGAACTTATTCCATATATACGAGCCAATCTAACGACATTGGCAATGATTTTATCACAATCAAGTCGTTCCCATTCGTCAGTAAATGCCTTTCTGACTCGATCTTCTGGAGAGCCTGGGATATTAATAACTCGCCCTTGTGATTGCGCAAGCTGAACAGGTACATCAACAAGCTTTGCTCCCAAAGGATGATAACTATAAATAAGCTTGCAAAGTTCATAAGACGCTTTAGAACCTAACTCAATATTATCCGCCATTAAGATCTTACTTAATGGCGTACCTATTGTTGATGGGCCCTCGATACTAACTTCAGCCATAAGAAAAGCGCGCTACTTTTCAGTAGCGCGCTCCTTTCATTTTACCTACGACGCGTGGGATCGACTTCTGGTTGTCCACCCGGACGCTGCGGAGGCGTACCACCAATACCACCAGCCGGCGGTTCTGGAATGGTCACAACGACCCAACGATTGCCAACTCCAGGGATCCAAGCAAGAAGCAATGCTTTCCCGGTGATGTCAATACCTGGCGGCAATGGCGGCCAGATTGTACCAGGAGGCGGATCCACAGGCGGAAGTGGCTGACCAGGAGACGGAGGCAAGCCCGCGCCAGGAGGAAGTGGCCAAATGTGATCACCTTCATCCACGCCCCAACCAGGATCAACCGGACGACTGGGTCTACCACCCCAACCAGGGAGATGACCAGGGCGCTCAGGCATTTCTGGACGACCTGGACGAGGCGGTCTGCCCCAACCAGGAAGATGACCGGGACGCTCGGGGCGACCAGGAAGTCCTTGATCCGGATATCCCTCTTCATCTTCCTCATCGATTCCAGGAAATTCGCCTTCATCGATGCCGTAATCAGGGTCAACCGGACGACCCCATCTATCGCGCCTCCGAATCACTCTCAAAAAACCCTTTACTCTAGGCATATACTTTCTCCTCTGGTTACCCACAACGGGCGGGGTTGATCTGGGTCTTTAAGCGCGAAGCGCCCCAGATTCACTTACAGCACGGAACGCATACATCTGGGCCTTCTGGATGAACAGGAGGCTCAGGTTCTGGTTCCGGCGGTACAACTTGCGCTGTGTTCCAATCGCGGAATACAGCTTGCAGTGATGGATTAGTGCTAATTGCTGAAGTTGACTTAGGCTGTTGACCGTAACTATAAGCAAAACTCATAGGAGGATTTGGTAGCGCACTATGCCATTTTTCCAAAAGCTTCTGCATCTGTGTAGCATTTGGCACCACAAATACATTGTCCCAACCGCCAAAAGCTTGATAAGTAGGTGCCATTTTCTCTTTCGGAATTTTGGCATCAAGCGCCGCTTTTACATAGCGGTCGATCATTGCATATTCGCACTTATCTGGTCCCTCATTCGCAGTGCGACAAGGATAACCACCAATGCCGTAAACATCCAGCATACCGGCCAAACCAAAATCCATATAATCTGGTTTCGTAGTCGAACCAATATTTCCAAGTTTGACAAAAGTCATAACGCCAGGAAAATTGGCATGAACATAATCCGTTTCAGCTTTCAGATTAACCATAGGGCAAGGCGGTGTTGAGCCTACCTGACGAGCATAAGGCTCGTCCATCAAATAAAAACCCCACAGCTTAGGATTATTTTTGAATTGATCAACAAAAGAACGAAATTGAGGAGTATCGCCAGAACAACCACCATTGCTCCCACCAACATATACTAGACCCTTGACATCATCAGGCAAGAGATTGAGGATAGACAACGATGAAATATCAGCAAGATTAAAGCCTAATGCCCCTGGGGCATAGCCATTATTCCAATTGCTCCCTGAAGTCATCCTCCAAGGAACCAGGTCAGAAGCGAGCGCCGATGTTGATGCCAACATAGCCACTGCGATAAGCCAATTTTTCATAGTTTCCTCACCAAGAAAAGAGCATGGAGAGCAACTGTTCGGGAGGTCACCACCAAAAGTGCTCGTCGCTACGGGAGGTAAGCGATTTCATCCATGCTAAGTTTAGAATTGAACTGGTCTGCGGCTAGGCTTTTCAGGCTTAGGTTCAGCCTCCTTAGCCTTATTGGCTTGCTCCATTTGAAACTTAGTTGAGGCAGCCGCAGATCGCAAAAGAGCGATTTGCTGAGCCGAAAATTTTCTACGTTGTTCATAGTTCATAGTTCTCACCACAAATCAGGATCACCAAGTGCGCTGCAAACGCCATAACAAAATGCATCAACTAAATCGTCTTCTTGATCAGGTACACCAACATTAAAAGAATGAACTTGTTTCAATAAATGATTTGCGTGGCGCTGCTTGAAATCAACAGTCTTCTTGTATGCATGTTCTGAATACTTTACTTGGCCAACGGAAACGTAGCCAGAAGCGTTAAGAGCACGCGGTTGTTTGCCAAGTTGTACCAACTTAGCGTCAACACCAGTTGCCAAAAAGTTGCGTCGATTACATTGTTGCAAAAGGACAATACCAGAGCCCTTTTCCTCAATTACTGTTCCTACTGATCCTCTTATTGCTTTACATTGTTTGGCATATACTTCAAGACGCATATAAACGTTCGGAATCCAATCTATTAACAAATCTGCTGGTACCTGAATAATATCATAATCCAGAATAGTTAATGGACGATCCTTAATGTTTTGATTCAATGCCCAGTAGATAACTGCTGTTGCGTCGTGAGTGTGATCAGCTTTAATGCCAGTATCAATAGTGGCAAAGACGCAATCAGACCACTCAGGAAAGTTGACAGGAGATCCGTCAACAAGTAAGTCCTTTTCCAGAAAGAACGTACCACCAGGCGGCTGCGGATTTTGTTGATAGAGAGACTCAAAATCTCTTATGCCTATGATCGTGCGCTTCCGTTCAAGTGCTTCTTTGTCTTCCCACGCAGGCCAGAGAGGATCTCCAACTTTGCGCTTTAAAGGATCATTGGCATAAGCAAAGGCTGGAAGATTTATAACAACCCATTGATCTCCCCCTTTTTCTGCTTCATGAAGCAAGAGCCCACCTAGATCATCTATATGCCAGCGCGTCTGTATGAGTATGATGCGCGCTTTGGGTTTTAAACGAGTGACAAGATCGCTCTTATACCATTCAAAGGTTTTTGTTCTAATGAGTTCTGATTCAGCTTCTTCTCTAGACTTAACTGGATCATCAATAATTGCAAGATCGGCTCTGCGGCCTGTAATTGCACCCCCAACACCGGCAGCGAAATACTCGCCACCATTTGTTGTTTCCCACCTGGAAGCTGCTCTATTAGATTCATCAAGAGAATATCCTAAAATGTCAGATTTTCTTAAAATCTCATTGCGTACCTTGCGCCCGAAGCGCTCAGCTAATTCTCCAGTATGAGAACACGCGATAATAGATGTTTGAGGAAATTTGTTAAGCCAGAAAGCAGGGAAGATTATTGAAGCATATGTGGATTTGGCACTCCCAGGGGGAGTAAATATCATTAATCTATCAATTTCCCCACTAACTACCTTTTCAAGATTTTCGATAATATGCTCGTGATGCGCCGCAGGTTCAAAACCATAATCTGAGAGATATTCTCTAGCCCAAATTATTAAATGCTCACGGCATAGGCGTTTATGCTGTTCACGACGATATTTGTATTTATTGTCAAGGCGGATTCTGTCTAATGAAGAGTAAGAATCAACGCCTAAACTCATCCGAATAACTTCTGAATTCTTTCTTCACGTGTTGGTCTTTTATGCGCTCGCTCAATAGCTTCTCGATTATATCTCAATTGATTTTCAATTTTATTAATGCAAAAATGTTTACTCAATGTTCCTTCTTTTCTGAATCTTTTGATTGTTTCTAAATCAGTAAGATAACACCTAGTCCCGGATTTTTCATGTAAAAATGGTACTATTGTGCCATCCTTAAGTTCCATTTTGGAGATTCTTTCCCGGCATCCAGAAATAAAATTTCTGGATTATGCGCCTGATGCGCGCTCTGTACCCGATTGACTGGCAATGGCCGTGGAGCGAATATTTGTGCGATAATACGCACACATGTTGCGTATCAGGCTCTTAAATTGCGGCTTTTTTAAGACGAAATTCGGACTTATACAAGATTTTATTCACATTTCAATTATGTACTATACAAACCTCCCTTTTCATGCTATAGTAGGTGCAGAAAGGGAGAGAGAAATGTTTGATTTGTTCAACAATCAGCAACAAGCAGACGACTTTTCTTGGGTAGTAGCAATGTTTCAAGGAAATGGCGCATCTCTAGCCATAAAAAGAGCAAACGAAATACCATTACGCACTTATTATCCCATAAAATGGAACGGACGCGGTGAACCAATACCTCTGTGGCGCAACTATTTATTTCTGGAATTCTGCGAAACAATATCATTAGAAATATGTCGTAGTACCACTAAATTCCTTAAAATTATTAGTCATCCAGACGAAGAAGGTGTATATCACCCAGTTTTAGTACCAAAAAACGCTATAAATGAAAATTTAGCAATGGTTCAACAAGGATTATTCGATGAAAGGACATATAATCGACGATTTTATGGAAAAGGGAGCTTGGTTAGAGTAATTGAAGGCAATTTTATTCACAAAAGAGTACGTTTAGAGATGGATATTCCACCAGATTTACCCAAAAATAAGACAATTTCCATCAGTTTGGGTAGTTGGAACGGGAGAATAGAGATCTATAAACTGGCACTTTAGGAGGTCAAAATGGCAAAAAAGGTCGTCCATAAGGCGAAAAGACCAATCAAAACTATGCAAGATAAGGTCGAAAACCTCAAAAAAGAACAAGAAAAAGCCAATTCAACGGGTATTTTCACCCCTATAGAGCGTGAAATTATCCTTGCAGATATGAAATATCTCATAGAAAAGGAAAAAGAGAGTGGAGATTGGGCTAAATGGCAAGAATCACAGCGGCCATTTAGACAGTTTCAAGATTTAGAAAGGCGACGTACCATATTTATGATACTTGGTGAATCACCAGCACAACAAACACGATCAGCAAGACCTAATATATTACCAAATGAAATAACCGCTGAATATTTCCGTGTCTGCGCTGGTCGCGCACCAAGTCGAGATGATCTTGATCGCTGTAACTGTACCGCCGCAGGATTATTAGGCCATATGAGCTGTGGCTGGTGTGCAGAGTGCAATAAGCCACGCTTCATGTGTTCTGATCATCAAAATCACACCCTTCTTAGGAGGATTGAATAAACATCTCTAAAGTAACAATCTACATCAAT